ACTAACGTCTTGCACCCTAGCAACAAAGTCTGCATCTTGGATGCTCTTGCTTCTCGCCTTAATCCTAAACTCAGAGGATGGGATGTTGTCAACGACTGGACGACCGCGATAGTTGTCACGGCGAACAGTAACATCATAGAGATTCGGGTCTTCTTCGTTAACTTCCTTGTTGACAATTTCTAAACTCTCATCTTCTTCTAGTGCATCTGCTTCAATTTCTTCAATGGCTACAAAGTTCTCAATATCACATAGCTCATCTTGTGTCCAACTTACTTCTACTAATCCGTTCTTCATTAGCAGAGCATCTTTAAACCATGTATATAATACGTTAAAGCCATCACATCGTTTATCAAATACATAGTTTAAATAGTCTGTAGCCTGTTGTGCCGCCTTCTCATCCTCTGCACCCGTAGGTTCAAACTCGACAAAGGTATCACCTGAAGCAAATACTTTCATCAAAGAAGGCATGATACCCTCGATAGTTTTCAATGTATCTCTCGTGACAACAGAAGAGAAGCCTTCTTCCTCATCTCCAAAGGGCTGACCATAGTAATAGTCAAGAGCCTCTGCCTGTTGATCTGCAAGGTCACCGTTAGACCATGAGTCGGCAGATGCTAGTTCTCTACCTACAATCTCTGATAGGTCTTCGTTTGTGATAGCTTTATCCATTTATACGTTACTCCAGTTTTTAATAGGGAGAGACTGATCACCATAATCAGCCCAGTTCTGAGTCTTACCTGCTACTGCGAACTGAGCGCACATTACTGCGTATCTAGTCGCACAAATAATATCATCTTTTATAGGTACAATCTTTCCGTCTTTTCTATGGTATGATCTAAACTCTTTAAACCATTCTTCTAAATGTCCAAACACTTTAAACGTACCTGTCTCCATACGCTGTAGCATTTCCATAATAGAAGGTTCTATAAAGTTGTTGCCCTTACCTGTGTCTCCAGAAGCTTTAGGGTTACGCGCCCAATCATGCAACATGTTGACACCTTGATCTCGATACTGTGAAGCAAGACTTACTCCGCTTCCTTTATCGCTCTGTAAGCCATCCTTAGGCCAAGCCACTGGTATCCATTGGGGTCTCTGTTTAATCGCCGCAGAATGGATTATAGCGGTCTCCTGACGGCTTGCGTAGACATCATAGACATAATAAGTATCACTCTCTTCATCTATAGCTATCCAAGCTACAGCAGTGGGGTGATCATAACCAAAGTCTAACCCTGCAATTCTTTTCCAGTGATCTGGTATTTCAAACGGATCAACGATCAGATTATCTTCAGATACAGGGAACACAAGACCAGAACCAAATACAGGGATACCTTGACTACGTAGCTTCCGTTCATGCGGAGGGTACTGTGCCAATAGCTGTTCCTTAGTATCTTCATCTAGGTGAGGAGCATCGTCCCACGTAGCTTGTATTAACATCTGTCCTGCTTTAATGTCATTCATGAATTGGTTTACAACAGGAGTCATACCATCCTCTGGTGTAAACGTCATCATTACATATCCGTTAGTTGCTACGGTACGTGTAATACACTGCGTGTAGATGTTAGAGGGTGGTTGCTCATCAAGCCAAATCCAATCAACTGGTCTGCCATAGAACTTCTCTTCACCCATCTCGTAGGACTTAAAGCCAATACGAGACCATCCATCAGGGTTACCATTCTCGTCATGATGTTGAACCATGACACTATCATAGGTATTACCTGTAGCACCTCTACGTCTGGTCTTCTCTCCAATCATGGAAAGATTAACCATACCTGTACCCCATTCGCTTTCGCTCTCAGCGAGACCAAACAGTTCTGTCTGTAGGATATCTCTGGTGGTATCATTAGATACACCTGCCGCCCAACAGTAGATAGGCTTATCAAATCTATTACCTTTCCACCAATCAGGATAGATACCTGTTAAGTGACACGCTGTAATATAAGCACCGCTAGTAGACTTACCAATCTGGTTAGCACACATTGCCAACACCTGATGAGCATCTGTAGTAGAGTTAGCTAAACCTTGTTGCCATTCGTATAAGTTGAAATGGTCTTTCTTGTTAAACTTAACTCTTTCTTTCTGCTCTCGTAATAACTCTAGTAGTCTCTTCTGTTGTTCTTTAGGAAGCTTTGCTATCTGCTCAGGCTCTAGATGCATTCTTCTTCACTGTCTTCTTAGGTGTATTAGCTCTTACTAGTTCAGCTTCAGACAATGTTAATGCCGCTGTTAACCTTGAGATGAGTAGTCTTTGTTCTTCAACTTCTTGTTGTAAGTCATCGAAGTTAGGTCTGTTAAATGGTAGTTTCATGTTCTCGCCTTATGGTAGAGAGTTAAAGTTCTTCTGCTTCCACATCTATAGTGGGCTTACCTAAGATTGCTAGAAGCTCCTTCTGTAGTTCATCATCCTTTAAGTCCTTAGCTTCCTTGTCTGTTACAACCATCTCCATAGGCTTATCATAACCTGCTCTATAGAGAATGTCCTGCTGTGCCTTTAGCCTTATAGACTCTTGCTTTGCTGTCTGAGCTAATTCAATAATACCTGTTAACGCCATAGGGACATGCGCGCCTATACGTTCTTTAACCATAGACTCAACAAGTCTCCAGTTGTCACGTAAGCGAGACATTGCTGTCCCTGCACTGTTCGGAGAATAACCTGCTTGAACCCACGACCCACGAGCATCTCCAGATTCTACGTACCTCGCGACAAACTGAAGGAACTGCTCATTGACATTGTAATCGTCAGGGTCACTCTTCTTTAAGAGCTTAACACGCTTACGCATATCTTTGTCTTGTTCTGTCATCTGTTACCTCTACCATTACTGTCGTTACATGCGCTATGTAGTCGATACATGCACGACATGGTATATAATAATTATAGTCGATGTGAATAATCAATAAGGTTACTGAATGTAAACATCAGTTAATTGCCTCTTCACTTTGTTGTCTATATAGTATATTATAGCATACTTTAAAGTAAATGTCAATCATTATTTGTGAACAGCTACATGGAAGTTTCAAATCCTCGCCAGAGAGAGTAACCAACCTTCCCCCTACGCCGTCTGTGTAGCAATAAGGGGGTGGGGTAGTCTATGCCGATCATCAACGTGACCGAAACAGCGTGACCAGTCACGACTATGCAGTCACCTATAAAGTTTGTATAGTCTGGGTGTATGTGCTAGTTGAGCGTTGAATAGCCTATCCAGATCTATATCATTATAGTTATAAGCACCTATGTTTTTAGTAACTATTTGTTATATCAATATATTTAGATGCTATCGCTCAGTAGGTCTAGAATGCCATATAAGCGCGATTATGATTCTTGATAGCACGATATAGATAAAAAGATAATTGAAACTGAGGCAATCTAGATAGGTTGTCGAGCATGTTTGGTTTTGTAAATTCGCCTAAAATCGCCCATATTCGCCTATAATATGACCAGATTGGATAGATTGGTCACGCTTTAATTATAACAATGTTATAAAAAAGGTTGACTCTGACGGCCAGTCCTGTAAGATTGGTAACAAGTCGAGAGGCAATCCCCTCTTTAACTAAATGAGAATGATTATCAACTACTAAGGTGAACACTATGACTACATTAACAATTAAAAACGCTAAAGACTTTGCAAACGATTTCATCAATGCTCAAACTGCAAGAGATACAATCACTGGTTTATTAACTGCAAGCTATAACGAGCATCTAGATGGTAATGCTAAAGCTACCAAATTTATCATTGCCTTTTGGGGTGAGGTTGCTAAAGATAAAAAGGCATTAGCTACATTAAGAGCGTTATTCAATCGAATCACTAAAAAGGCAAACAAGGAAAAAGGCATTAGCGAAAAAGCCTGTACTGTTAAGGACGGGGAAATTGTTGAAGTGACTCCAAGAGTTAAGAAAGGCGCGACTGGTGGCGGTGAAGGCGGTGAAGGTGAAGGCGGTGAGAGTGCTAACACTGAGACAGTTAAAGATGATGCAAGCGCGCCTAGATATAGCATTGCCTTTCAAGAGTTAACTAGAATGCTGAAGCGTGAAAAGGACGAGAAAAAGCGTGAAGCACTTGAAGTGGCATTGACTTTACTAGCACCAAAGTGCTAAGATTGATAACAGCAGAGCAAGGACGCTTTAGCTGTTATAACAATGTTATAAGGATTAATATTTATAACATTGTTATAACAACTTTAAACCAATACAAGGTGACTACAATGTTAAAACTACCATCAATAGATACACTAGTGAAGCAAGCTATTAAAGCGAATGTTAAACAATTCCGCGCGGCTCGTGAAGAATACTATTACTGGAATGCTAAATGTAACGCAAGCGATAGAAGCTCTAGAGAATATCTAAAATATACAATATTCGCGGATCAACATTTTTATGAATACGTTACAATTAAGGATACATTGATCAGACTATTTCCAGAGCATAAAGATTTAATAGTCGATAGCTTATATTCACGAGGTAAGTAATTACTTTATAGATACCATTGGAAACAGTGGTATCAATTAAACTAATTATTTATAACAATGTTATAACTTTATATGAGGTGAAACATGGCAGGATTTAAATTGTGGGAGGGCGCAAGCCTATTAACTGGTGAGCCTATCGTTGTTATTGTCACAATGGGTGGGAATAATCCTAAAACGGATAATGATTTCAGATCTATGGTACAGACTTGGATAATGTTGCGCGATACACCACCGCATGAGGCTGTCAAATCAGGCAATGATGAGGGTGTTTGCGGTAACTGTATTCAACGTCCAAGCGTAGGCGGTGCTTGCTATGTTAAGACTTTCCAAGCACCACTATCGATATGGCGCGCATATAAGCGTGGGAATTATAACAATGTTATAAATCTGGAAAGCCTACGCGGTGCAGAGTTGCGACTGGGTAGCTATGGCGATCCGTCAGCAGTGCCGTTTGATATATGGCGCAATCTGATTGACAAGGTACAGCCTAGACTAATGACTGGATACACGCACCAAATGTCGCATAAAGCATTCGACAAGCGTATGGCAGAGGTATGTATGATTAGTGCCGATACGCCTAAGGTCGCGCTTAAGGCTCATGCTCAGGGATTCCGTACCTTTAGAATGACTACGGATACAGAACAGCTATTGCCTAATGAGATTATATGCCCCAATGATACTGATGGCGTGAAGTGTATTGATTGTGGGTTGTGTGATGGTGCGGGTGATAAACCTAATATCGCTATACTGGCGCATGGTGCGCTTGCAAAACGATACAATGAGAAGTATGAAAAGATCAATGTAATTAATTTATAACAATGTTATAAGGAGTAATACGATGAA